GGCGGCCTTAGAAGTCAATGCAGGCATGATCTGCTTGGCTGGCGTAACAGTGTTGCCGCACTGTTACGTCGCCGTCCCACTTATATTTAAAATCCTCCCAAAGGCCGCCTTATTCAGACGGCCTTTTATTTATATTTGCCTACAAATAGCGCAACTCTTTCGCTTTTGCGATGATACGTTCGGCGACCTTGGCCTCAACCGCCGGAAGCAGATGGGCACCGCCGTCCTGTGAGAGTGACAACGGCATTACGCCGTCTGTTTGCGCTTTTTTATCCGCCTCATTTGGCGTGAGGCCGCTATCCGTCCAAATCTGGTCAGATAAAATATATTGCTCAATATCAAAGACATTATTGCCATATTTAGACTTGAGCCAATTATTAAATTGATCCTTGAGCTGATGTCGGTATGGGTGGGTTTCTTTAGCCCAACCCGGCTTATTATCAGCCCATACAGTCAGGACAATATAACGCGGTGATTCTTTCGGCTGGACTTGTTGAATACATTTTTCAACATAGCCTTTAATACGCTCCAAAACCGTCTGCCAGTTGCCGACATTCGCGCCGTTAATATCATTCTTGGCCGTCGCCAACACACAAATACCATCGACACCGCCGCTGTTTTTCAGGCGTACCGGATATTTTTTACCCGGAACAACGCTATGAGCCTGGCTATCGCGCGGAATGACTTTAATATTGGCGGTTTGGCCGGTCATGACCGCCTCGATGTCATCGCCAATAATAACGACGGTAGAGTGCATACTGAAAGGCGTAACGCCTTCGCCGTAAACCAACTCGCCATCAACCATTACGCCATTCGCTTTAGCCGGAATAGTATCGACTTTAAAAGTAACTTCCACCGGACTGCCGTCCATCGACATCAAGGCATACGCAGCCAGGCTGCCGCCCTGTGCGTTGTTTACAACCGGCAGATTTTCAGCGGCGGCAACACTCA